CTACCCATACGCGGCAGGGGCTTCAGGGGTGCTCTGGGATGCTTTTGGCGCGAGCACTGCCTGCAAGAGATTTTCGAGGGCGCGGCATGGCGCTTGGAGGTATAGCGGATCAGCTGTGGCGTACCGCTCGGTTATCGTCAAACGTCCGCCCGCCCCGTGACCGAGTTGTGCAGCACAACTCCAAGGGTCAACCCCGCTTTGGCGCATCCAGCGTGCGCAGAAGTGGCGGATGGAATAGAGGTTCACATCCTCACCCAGCCCTGCCCGCCTTCGCGCGATTCGCATAAGCCTTTCGTTCTTCTCCGTAGCCTGACCCCGCCACAGCACTAGAACGCCCTCCGGACGGTCACGGAACCGAGCCGCCATCGTCGGCGGCAGCTTGACCGTTGGGCGATGCTTGTCGGTTTGCTTCCGGCCCTTCCTGTTCAGGTAGACGAGCCCGTTCTCAAAATCGATTTGTTCTTTCGTCAGTTCGCGGGCAGCACCGGGGCGGCAAGCGGTCCCCATAAGGATGACGAGAAGGTCGTGCCAGTGTTCAACCTCGCTGCCACGATAAAACGCCCGTAGATGCTCCAGAGTGATGTCGGCGCCCTTTTTCACGTCATTCAGGTCGCGGTCGTCTCTCACCTTCTGAATAAATGGCGCGTTTGAAATGATCCCGCGTTTCCAGGCTCTGTTGATGGCAGCGGACCCGACTTCCAGTGTCCTGTTCACACTTCCGACGTTGAGGCCCTTCGCAGAAAGCCACTGCTGAAACTCCTCCTGCCGCACGGGCGAACGGGTGTCCGCAACCGTGGCATCCTTCCAGAAGTCGTTCCAGTAGCGAATGAGGATTTCCCGGCTCTTGGCCGAAGCGATGTTGCGGGCGTGGTTATTCCAGTAATCAAGTAGGATCACAGACAATGCTACCTTCTCCGGCGCCAAGCTGTCCGCCTGAAGCCGCAGATTGTCATAATACCATGTCGTAAGAGCTTTCTTGGCAGCGTCGAAATCGTCCGTCCCGAGGCTCACCCGCTCCGTCCGCTTGGTCTTGGTGTTGTAGCGGGTGCGATACCACGCCGGGGAGTTTTCTCGCTGGGCGAGATACCACTCGCCCAGCTGAAAGGTTCGGCGTTGGTACTTAGCCATCTTCCTTCACACCCTTGATGAGCATGTCGGCGATGTTGATCCCGAGGTAGGCTACCTCGCGATCACCCATCCGGACGAACTTCACCTTGCCCTTCTTACGCCAACGCTTGAGGGTGCTGATGTCCTTCGAGAGGATGTGGGCTGTCTGCTTTTCCGGGTACTGGCGGAAAAGCGAGAAGCCGTATTCTTTGGCGATTGCTTCGCGCATGCGCTCATCATCCACAATAGCCTCCATGCCCCAACACGTTGGTCAGGAATGCAGGCAGCTCAACCATTCCGAAGATGATTGCCAGACCGCCAAAAGCGTGGATGATTTGTCCCCGGAATAGCTGGAGGACGGCGTATGCTGACACGGCATATATAACCACGAGAGCCAGGCTCCCGTAAAGCGGTGCTGTGAGCGGCCAGAGACCGCAGTAGACGATTGGCTTCCCTGAAATGAGGTAAGCCAGTTCATTGAGCCCGACGAGCAGTGCGCATACGCCTGCGACGCCGTGGACCGGGTTTAGTCCAGACTTTTCCATGGTGTCTTTTCCGATTGAGGGAATGGCGTGGGCGCTTCGCCCGGCGCCTGTTCTGAATGGTATTACCGGCGAGACCGGCAAGTCCCCTGCCCACCGCCTTGAGAAGGGCGGCGAACAGGTCGAGGCCGAAGCGGAGGAGAAGCTCGAAGATCCGCAGCGCGGCCCCGAGGATCATCTCGAAGGCTTTCATCGGCGGTTGCCGTTCTGGGCACGCCATTCGAATTCTTCCTCCTTGTGGGGAGCGCCATTTTTCAGGCCATACCGGAACGTCTTCACCCAGCGAATGCCCGTGGCATTGTCGGTATAGAAGAGGTCGTAGTAGGCGATCGGCCGGCCAGTCTTCGCGGAGCGTTCCGCCTTTCGGAAGGTTGCCTGAAGCAATCCCCACTGGGTGTGGAAGTTCGGCCGGAGGTTTCTGAATGCCTCGTATTGGTGGCGAGGAAGCTCTTCACTCACGATGCTCGCGGGGGCCACAATTTGGCGACCCTGTGCTGCGGCTGCGATCGCCTGTACAAAGAGGCGTTGGTTATCGGTGAGAAACTTGGTCACGATTTCGTCCTTGAACCCCGGTGGGCCGGGTTGCCATCCAGCCGCGATGTGCAGCGGATGTCTCGACCATCCATTCAAAGACTTGCCTTAACAAACAGTACGTTGCTACCGTAGCAATGTATCATGCTACGGAGATTCTTGATGCCCGAAGATCCTCAATTCAATCCGCGTGTATCCCCCGTTATCGCTGCCAAATTCCGCGAAAAGGTTGCTTATAGACAGATTGGCAAGACTGTCGAAAAACTACTCGAACTTTACATCAAAGATCCCACGATCGTTGAGCCGGAACCAGAAGTGCCCGGCGAAGTGACGGAGGCTACACCAACATCTCGTACCGAAATTGAGCTGCTTACCAACGTATCTAAGTTGGCTGGCGGACTAGCACGTCAGGTTGGCTATTGGATGGAACTTGCCGAGCAGCAAAAAAACCTCTTCGAGCTGAGCTCCGACCGCATTCACGCCCTCGAACAAGCTATGGACCATCTTTTAGCTATGCCAAAAAATCTAGCGCTCCTCACGCCAGAGACGGCTGAGCTGATCCAAAAGATCAGCGACAAACGCGAAGGATGGTGGGAAAAGTTGAACGCACAGATCGATAGCAACAATGAAATCCTCCGTCAGATGCGCGAAGAGGCTGGTGACACGTAAAGCACTCCTGTGCGCCTTTGCAGCAACTGATGAAAACGGGGGTTAGCGTTACACTGCGGCAGTCGTAGTAGTGCAAGATATGGGTTTGTCCCAAACCCGGTTAGCCGCTGCGCATGTTATGGTGACGCATGGCTGCTACCTACACGGCTTTCTTAAAGCACACTCACATCGGCAAGCAGTCGCAAGCTGAACCATTTACCGCGCGTGCACACCTTCGATACATACAGCGCTCATCGGCCACCCATCGCGTCGAATGGCGGCATCTGCCCGATGACTACAAGGAGCGGTTAGAGTGGTTTAGCGACCACGAGCGCTCGTCCCGCCGTAATGGCCGAATTATCGACAAGTTCGTAATCAGCATTCCGCATGAGCTGACTGAAGGACAGGCCGCCTACACCCTTCGCAAGTTTGGGGACTGGCTAGGCCAAGGCGAGGCCCCCTACCTCTTTAGCCTACAGGGTTTCGACGGCCCAAATCATCACGCCCATTTTGTATTCGTGGACAAGAGCATCGAAACAAGGAAGCGGGTATTCGGCACCACCGAGCGCAACAGTACCAGGCAGATAAAACTTGAATGGGAACGTGTAGCTAACCAGTGCTTCGAAGAATTGGGTTTCGACATCAGGATCAAGGTACACGATGGCCTCACGCTAGAAGCCGATAACGACAACGCGCAGGAACCTGCTCAGGAGCCTTTAGATGAGGGCCACGATGTGGATGACCTGCCAGACATGCCAGAGGTTATTCCTGAACCAGAGGACGCCGGAGACGGCGATGATGATGTGGCATTTGTGACCAGCGATCTCGTCGGCGTCGATCCCGTAGGGACTATCAAGTTCATGCACGATGTGCGGGCGGATCTTGAATTCCTGCGCCGCTGCCAGACCAAGTTACAGGATGCAACCGAGCGCCACGCCTGGCTGTTGGAACGCCGGAACCAACTGGCGGACGAGGCGGGCCAGTATTATCGGGACAGTTTGCCGAAGCTGATGAACGCTCAGAACGCGCAGGAGCGCCTATCTGACTATCAGCGGGAGGATGGCAGTCTGAAGGGTCGGTCTTTCGGTCTATTAGGCTACACCCTGTTCAAGACGAAGGAGCGAAAGATTGCCGAGCAGGTTCAGGTCGAGGCGCATAACCTGAAGCTTGAAGCAGATAAGGTCGAGCATACGCGCCGATCCTACGACCGAAAGATCGAGGAATTGGCTCGGCAGGCTGTCCAGGCCGAGGAAGCCGCCTATGCCCATAAGGCGGAGCTATTGCGGATCTACGGCACCGATGAGGATATCGAGCTTGCAGAAGCGGCCATGCGCAACGGTATTGAAATGGCGGCGTCTGACGTGACGCTGGAGCAAGCTGCCGAGGCATACGAAAAAGGCGCGATCACCGTTGACGAGTATCGCACCTTCTTGCTTGAGGCCGGCTATGATGCCGAGGTTCAGTTGCTTGACGAGAGCCTTTCGGAAGATGGTGGCGTGAGCCTATAGGAACTCGATGTTGCCCTTCACTTTCCGCCAAGGCTTCCGGCCAAGGACCACGAGGTTATCGATAAAAACGAGCGCCTTGTCGTAAGGAAGCCCCCGGACCTCCGAAGGCTTGATCAGACGACGCGGCTGCTCCGATCGCCCCTTGCTTTCACCGCTGGAGCTTTCGCTCTCGCTCCTGCTATGGACGGTATATTCACCGGCAAGCCCACTGGCGTACTCGTTCAGCTCCTGTTCGTTGGAACCTCCGAAGATCACCAAGTCGCTACCGGCAAGGATCTTCATCGCGTCCGGATAGGTCTCCTTGAACTCGTTCAGGCCGAGGAAGCACATGCGGATGCGCACTTTGGCTTTCCGAAGACGGTCGTAGGCGTGGGATATGGCGTTGCAGTAGCCCGCCAGTCCGGCCTCATCGACCATTACCTCCAGGTCGCGCGGCATCGTCCTCCCGGTATCGAGCAGGGTTGAAACGGCATTGATGGCATTACCGTAAATCAGCCGAACCATCGGACCTGCGGCTGTTTCGTTCGTCCCGCTGTGAATGAACAGGGCCACGGGCTTGTCGTGCATCAACATCTGCTCGAACCGCCAGCCGCGATTGTACTTACCGTGGATATCCGTTCCGAAGCTGGTGATTTCCCTGACAGCAGGGTCCAACCATCCTTCAAGTTTCCGGAGAGAGGTGGACATCATGGACAGACCTTCCGGCTTATCCTGCATCTTTGCCATTACCTTGAGCGTCGAGCTGACGATCGGATCGCCGTATTTCTTCGAGCGCTTGATCATCTCGTCACGGGCCTCCTCGTCGATCAGTTCGGCGAGGATGTCCCCGATCGGCTTGTTGTTGCCCTCATATTTGACATTGATGGTGATGGCGCATTTCACCATCAGCCGTGCGAACTCGTAGAAGTGCGGCTGCTTGCTGTGCCGCTCGTCCGGTACGAATAGCCGACACACCGCGTCGAGCTGGCGGCCGAAAAGAACCTCCGCCGTGACGGAGGGATCGAGCCCGGAGAGGACATCGTACTTCGACCAGTCTCCCGGCTCGACCAAATCGATCTTGAATATCTGGTAACCCCTTGCCGCCAGATCCTTCGCCGAACTCTGGTAAAGCTCATCAGCAGCATCTCCGATGATGAGATGAGGCAGCTTGTCGTCCGGCCGCTTCATCTTTGCCCGAAGATCGGCGAGGAAATGCTGGGATTTCCCGGAGCCCGGAGGTGCCAGCATGACCACTGTACGCTCGGGACTGGTGAAGACCTTGCGCCCTTTATCCGTCACGCAGGCAAGGAATCCGTGGTTGTGGAGATACCCACGCCTACGAAGGCTCTTATCGTCCTCGTACTTCGCGTTCCCGTGGGTTGGCTGTGGCGGATTCTTGTATTTCCGCCAAGCAGAAACTAGGAATGGAATGGGCTCCCATATATTAATGAGGATTGAGACGCTAAGCGCCAATAGAAACTTACAAGCAATACGGAGCGGCCATAAAGTAATGGCGTAGCAGAATCCCATGACGTAACCTTCTCACATCTAGCCGATAATCTTCACACTTTTCGCAGGCCCGAGGGATACCTTTGGCTAGATGATCTTTCGCGGCCTCTTGCGAGGCACATCATGAAAACCAGCGACCTCTATGCTTCGGTCACAGCCGAGGTAATCCGCCAGATTGAGGAAGGCACACCGCCATGGGTCCGCCCGTGGAAGGATGCAAAACTCAAGGGCGTCGGCATGATACCCACCAACCTAGTCACCGGCCGGATGTATAACGGGGGAAATGTCCTCTTGTTGTGGCTTGCCGCGTCACAACGGGGATGGAGCAATCTCCAGTACGCGACGTACCACCAGATCAACTCCATCGGGGCAAAGGTCCGGAAAGGCGAAAAGGCCGCCCACGTCATCTTCACCAAGCACGGGACGAAGAAGGACGAGGAATCCGGCGAGGACAAGCGCACTACGATCGTCAAAACATACCCGGTCTTTGGACTGGACCAGCTCGACGACGTGCCGGAGCGATACCTGCAACAGCAGGAGCGGCCGGAGAGCCAGGTCGAGATCTACACCAAGGCGTCCGACTTCGTGAAAGGCACCTGCATCAAGATCAAGAACGGCGGCAACCGGGCTGCTTATTATCCGGGCGGAGACGAAGTGGTCATGCCGTTCGCCAACCAGTTCGAGAGCGAGGAAGCCTATTGGGGCACCATGAATCACGAGCTGATCCACGCCAGCGGCCACAAGAACCGCCTCGACCGGCAGTTCGGCAAGAAGTTTGGCGATACGGCCTATGCCCGCGAAGAGCTTTGTGCCGAATTGGGTTCTGCCTTCCTCTGCGCACGGCTCGACATTCCGGCCACCTTCAGGTCTGCCAGCTACATCGAGAGCTGGCTGAAGGTGCTGAAGGAGGATAACCGGGCCATCTTCAACGCCGCCAGCTATGCAGGCCAAGCGTCAGATTGGCTATGGAGAAAGGCGTTCCCGGAGCCTGAACAGGAGCATAAGGAAGCTGCTGAATAACGAATATTGCTTGGTACACCCATCCCGGTGTGCCAAGCTATTTTTGTTCCTCTCCCGCCTAACAAGGCTAGGAATAGTCCGAGACCGGCAACGGCCACGCGATGCGAACAGTCGATCACGGCTTATGGACAAGCCCACCGTGTCCAACAACGGGGGATGATGATGGAGCGCTAGGACCACTTGGCCGTTTGCTCTACCACCGCCACATCACAATCCCCGCTACGGCGGGGTTTATTTTGCGATCGAGGCTGTCGCCTGTGGCGAGAAACGATCCATCAGCTGAGTTCCGCTGAAGTAGATGACTCCACTCACGAATAAGAACACGAACGCCAGCACTGACAGAATAGCGAACCGACCCTTGGCCGTCGCGGTCCTGTTCTTGAAATCGAGGATGAGGGAGTTTTCATTTTCAGGCATGGGCGCATTTCTCCTTAAAGAAAAAGAAAAACCGCCTGCTACTGCTACGCATTAAACAGTTTCGTATGATTCCTGCAATAGGCCCGGTACGTGGATAGGACCGCGTATTAACGCTTTGATAACCCGCCGATCACCCACAGATCGGCTCAAGATATTGAATTATTTAGTCTATTTTAAGTTCTGCACAGGCTTGCGTATCACAAGATTTATTCGCGGTAAAAGTAGCGATTGACAGCGCTTTTCACAGGCACAAATACCATCCTGCCCCAGCCGCAAGTACCACGAAAACAAAGAGAATCCAGCGCCAGCCCAGGGCGAGAATCAGCGCAATTAGCCCTAGAGTAAATAAAATCGCGAGCGGGACGGCTTTCACCGATTTCTTCTCCTCTACTTGGATCGGCATGCCGCCTCCATCCGCGCTTCGAGGTCCGCGATACCTTCGACCGTCTCCCGCGTATCGTGGATAGGATCAACAGTGAAATTAGTTCCACTATAAGCCACGCACCCTGCCCCGCCGCTTGAGGTACTGCACGCGCTCATCAAAAGGCTTGCCTCGCATATCAGCAGCGGCACGATTTGCCGCCTCGACACGCTCAAGAGACTTTTGCGCATCGTCGCCCTTTTGAGCCTGACGACCTGCGAGGTAGAGCGAGAGCTTTTCAAGCCACGGCTCCAGTGCTGCGATCAGGGCGACGAACGCTTCTTTCCAAGACACTACGCCGCCTTGGTGATTTGTTTTGTGGCTTTGACGCGGAAGTACATCACGGCAACGCCGCTGACGAACTGCACGACGGTCAGAATGCCATCGACGAGCGCCGTCTGATCCTCGACGCCGACCTTGTATCCGTATTTCTGCAGGAATGTTGCAATGAGACCTACCAGAGCGGCCCAGACCGTCCGGCTAGTGAGGAAGCTTTTGAAGCCGTCCACATGATTACCCTTTCGTTGTGCTTCAGTGAATCACGAGCTGGACTCGGCGACAACGAAATAAAGAAGGGCGCCCTTCCCGAAGCGCCCTAACCCCAACGCCTTCCCCATCAGAAGGCAGGATCACGATAACCCGTCCGCAGAATCCCGCCAAGGGTTATTCAACGGTGAGCGTGAAGTCGTTCTCTCCGATTTCCTTCCGCATCAGCTCGATCGCTATGCGGCTGTCTGAGATGGAGGAGAGTGTCTGTGTCACCATCAAGCCCATCCCCGCGAGAATGCAGCCCTCAGTGTCCTTCGTGCTATTCCCGACGTGGATAAGGATAGCTGACCGGCCGGGGACGTTCTGGAGCTGCCAGACCTTTGGCTTTGACACCTTTGTTCCAACTTCCCAGCCATGGGGAACGCACTGATAGGTGCCGGCCGGAATTGCGCTGACCTTCGGCTGGTTTTCTCGCCATGCTTCTTCGAGTGTGTAGAGCGTATGGGAAAGGCCGCTCATGACGCCGAGGGTTGCGCCGTTTGCGGTATGGATGCGGCGGAGAGTGAGATGGCGCATCATACGCTCCGGATGGCGGTCGTTATGTGGCCGTAGAGGTCGAACGCCCAGGACAGAACCGCGCCCAAGGCACTTACCGCCCAAACCGCAGCCTTAAGAAGGTAGCGGACATTGCCAAGCTCCGTCTCGACGGCGATCACCCTGTCCTTCACGGTTTTAATTTCCGCTTTATTGATCGTGTCCATCAGGTTCACGTCACGGTCCCGCCGTTCCCTACCCTCTTCCATGGCGTCGATCCGGTTGTGAAGCCGGTCGAACCGCTCATCGAGGAGTTTTACGAACCACTGATTTTCGGGAGAGGACTTCGTCGCCATTCATTCTGGCTACTCGTTCGGCATGCCGGAATTATAGTGCCAGATGACGCAATCGCTGGAATTGCGCGCCTGAACCCAAATCCGGTTCGGGCGGTAGCTGCTGCCGTTGTTCACATCAACCAGGCGCCGGGCAATCGGATTAAACTCCCAAGCGTTAGTGCTTGACGTGGTAGTCGGGCGGCTGGTCCCGCACACCGATTGGGCTGTGTTCTCAGCGCAGTAATCGTGGCCGGATGGCGTCGGATCGAACCGTATGTAAATGGTGCTGCTTGTGCTGGGAACGGTATAGCTGACCGCTGAAGTGGAACCGCACTGGACCCCACCGTTGTTATTGACCGCCCGAATGACAAGGTTTTTCACATCGAAGCGGTCAAGTTGTGCTTGGGCATGTGCTGCCAGCGGCGCTAGCAGAGCCAGCGCGGTTAAGGACAGGTACTTTTTCATTTTCTGGGCTTTCTTTTGATTACAGAGCGCTTGCGCTGACGCTGGTCGAAGACGTTTGCACGACCCAGCTGTTCGCACCATTGCATCCAGCCCACGACTTCTTCACTGTAGACCAGCAGGTAGCGCCTTCCTGCTGCGTGCCGCAGGTCATGCTGGAATTACATATGCCGGGAATTGTCGTCCCGCTAACCTGAAGGGTGGCGCTTGGGTTAATCGCTATCGTGCTCGTATAGCCCAACGCCATGCGGTTGTTTTCAAGAATCAGACCCACCACTGGGGTTGTTGTACTCGGTAAGACATTCCTAAATTCTAGGCGGAGACACGTTGCGCTGGCTGTCCACGCTTCGCAGGTTCGGAAGCCCCAAACGCGGGGGGTAGCGATCGTCCCGCTGGCAGTACTTCCAACCGCCTGAAACTCTCCGAGCAACTGGTTCGTCGGAAGACCCCCAGTGGTGTGAATCTGTCCGATACCCATGTTGCCGCCAACCGTGTTGGAGAACGATAGGGACATCGGTGACCGCATCCACGTGGTGAGCGCTCCCGAACTGCCTAGAGATGCCGCTGCGCTCTGCGCTGCTGCCAATGCAGATGAAGTCCCATAGGCTCCGAGCCCTAACATCGTGCTCCCGGCATTGTGCAACGACGCCATCGGAGCCGTCGTGGAAATACCGAGAAGATTCGTGGCCGTCACATAGGTGACGTTGGACGTACCCGCGAGATTGCCGCCGTTATAATACTGAAGACTGCCTTCAGAGCCGCTGGGCGTGACGGCACTCCCTGAAACGGATGAGACTGGATAGCTCAGCAGGTTCTGCGCTGACGCAGATATTGCCGTCGTCGCCATCATCAGTGCCAAAGCTAATTTGAATTTCATTTGACGCCCCTTCATTCTTTCCGATGATTCTAAGCTGTAAATCGGTTGTACAGCAACAACTCATACATCTGCTGCGTGTCCGGAACACTGCCGTCATATGCCGATGGATCGAGCTTGAACGGATACGTGCTTCCCCAGAATTGCCCCGCGCCCCAGTAGGTGTAGCCAATCCACACATCATCATCCGCATCGGTGATCCGGTTCAAAATTTGCTGGTATTCGACGGCGCACTGCTCATTCCCGGCAATGCTGTCATCGCCCCACGCCACTTCCCCAAGGAAGAGCTTCTTGCCGTTGGTTCGCGCCCAGTTCGTGATCGAGGATACCCGCGAGTTGCTGTTGACCGCGCAACTCCCCAAAGTGCCGCTACCATTGGAATCTAGGTACTGGTGCGGCTGGAAGGCATAGTTGTTCGCCGGGTCATAGAACTTCACCAGTTCGGTATCGTTCTTGTTCGTGCTCCAGTTCATGGCGCTGGAGCCGCTAACCCCCTCCACCATAATCATGCCGGTGAAGGTCGTGCGGGCACGGACAGCGTTCGCCGTCGCTTGTGCATACCGCCGCCAATCCGCCGCAAGGTTTGTCGGCTCGTTCATGAAGTCAAGAATGACCTTACTCATGTCCACGCTGGCCGCCTGCATGGCATTGACCAGCTTGACCCAAAGGTCGCAGAGCGCCTGCGGCCTAATCAGACTGCCGGTGATGCCTATCTGGACATTGTTGAGCTTCGAGAAACTGTGAAGATCAACGATCGCAAACCGTCCCTTGGTATTGGTCCAGTATTTGACCATCGTGATGAAGGCGTTGGTGTTGGTGCTGTTCAGCGCGCCGAAAGAGGTGCTTTGCAGGTATTCCCACTTCACCGGAAAGCGGGCGATATGGAAGTCCTTGGTGGCGTAGTAGTTCAACACCGTATTTGAGTTGATAAGGAAATTTCCGAATTCCGCGCCGGACAGGTTGATGCCGGAGGCATAGGTAAACGGAGCCACCGCCCCCGAACCGCCGATGTAACAAACGTCATCCGCCACCACCAGAACCGCTCCTCCCCCGGCCGAGGCGAGGCTGATGGTGTGCTTGGTTGCCGTCGTCGCGGGGTTGAGGATCCTGGTCGTGCTGGCCGTCCCTGTCCAGCTTGAGGTGACGGTCAGGGTATTGGTCGAGGTGTCGTAGGAGAGATTGGCAGGCTGGGTCGCCGCCAGATTCGTCAGCAGATCGTCCAGGCTGATATTGAAATCGGCATCGCTGGCATCTCCGCCTTGAGCAAACACCACTGATCCTCCCCCGGTTACGCCGGTTTCAGACTTCAGCGTGTAGGTAATCGTATCGCCGGGGTTCGGGTTATTCGGCGACATCTTGATTTGAAAGGCCGGAGGCGTTGGGTTCTGGCTGGTGTCGATAAGCCAGTAGGAGACCGCGCTGCTGTAAATCCGCATCGTGGAATCACTGAAATTCGCGAAGATCCAGTCAACCTGCTCGGATGACGCTTCCGTCAAATTGTCCGCCTTTGAAGTGCGGGTGTAGTGGATGGGACTGGCGTCACTGTAGCCCGCCCCGAAGGTGATCAGACCCGACGAGCTGGTGCGGATGGTGTAGGTGCATCCTACCGCTGTGCAGGCATTGGCCCACTGGGTGTGATTATCTTCAATCCAGTCCGCCGAGTTGGCGGCCGTGTTGACGACCTGAACCGTGCAGGTTGTGCCGGGTGTGATGTTTTCCGTCTGGAGCGTGATGTCGATCACATCTCCTTCGTTGATAAACCCTCCCGGAGAGCTGACACGGAAGGTAGGCGTGCCCGGAGGCGTCACCGATACGTCCGTAATTTGGAGGCTGACAACGCCGTGTAGGATTGAACCGCTGCTCGGATTGTCAATCCACGTATCGAGCTGGACGGTGCCTTCCGTGGTCAGGTCGTATTGTGCGGTGCGGGCCAAGACGATGGGCTCACCATCGTAATTAGCCGCGAATGTGAATATCCCGGTGCGACTGGACGGGTGGGTGCTGTCGCCTTGTGGCGTGTAGGTGACGCCCGTGTGCCTGGCTGCTTCCTCCGTGCACATATTGGTCCAGCTTTTTGACCAGTTATTGTTGTTCTCAGTAGCAGCTCCCCCGGTGCAATAGCATCGAATGCTACAGCCAGCCGTGGGGTTGGCCACGGTAATCTTGAGGGCAATCTCCTGTCCTTCGCTCATGTAGAAGCCGGTGCTTTTGGCGTACCACAGATCCCAGCGAACGCCTGTACTAGCGGCGGTTTTCAGGGTTTGGACGAACGGCTGAAGCATACCTAGACCGCCACATCACCGCCGAGGAAATACTCCGCGCTGGCGCCGTCATCGTTCTTATTCAGGATCACGCTGGCAATGGAGCCCTTGGCGCGTGTCTTGAAGAGAAGTTGCGGGCTCACCATGCTGGCACCTGAAGCAGCTCCAATAGTGATCCGACCGGAGGCTGCCTGGCCGGGCATACAGAAGAACGTGCCGCTGATGTTGTTCCCGAATGTCAGCGTTACGGCACTGCTCGACGTGAAACTGATGTAACGCCCATTGTAGGTCGCCGCATTGGCAGCGTTGATGGTCAGTGAAGTCCCGGAGTAGACGATCGGGGTGAAATCCTTCGCGGCCTCCCCGGCTTCCTCGACTTCCGCGACAATATCCTGTGCCGCCTCAATCTGAGCAGCAACTGCCGTTGCCGTCGCAGCCGCCGCTTGTGCGGATTCATTGGCATCCATGGCGGATGACTGCGCATTTATTGCCGATTGCGCCGCTGCGGCTGCGGCTAAATCCGTGGGTGTCGGTCCCGTGATTGCCGGACCATTCGGGCCGAGGATGGGATTACCTTGATAGCTCACTCATGCGTACTTTCCTTAAGCCCGTGTTTTTCGTTCGGCCCATGCCAGAACCTGAGCGGCGGTCTTGCCCTTAAATATTGATGGGTTGGCCGCAACGACATTTCTCCCGACGATATTGAGAGCAGGCGTCTCCGGCTTTGCCTTGATCAGTCGGGCCGCCACAGGCGCATCGAGCAGATGAGCGAGATATACCGTCGCGTCAGTCGTCTCGATTCCACGCTTCTGGAGGGCGGCACTGTTCTTCTCGGCATATTTTGTCACCATGCGGCGACTTAGATCCTTGTCGTCGCGCAGAGCGAGGATCTCGCGGGGTGATTTGCCTTGCGCTTCAGGTTCGCCCTTCATCAGGTCGAGCCAAGTGCTCTTGATGAACTGCCCTGCCCCGCGCGCGCTGCTGTTGGGGTTTTTTGCATCCGCACGGCCCCCGCTTTCAACGCCGATGATCTTGTCTATGAGGGTGTCAGAGACAGGAGATGCCTTCGGCTGCGGTTGGACAGGGCGGGAAACAGGTGTTTGCTGCGGCGCGGTTTGTTGCTGCCCTTGGCTCGGCACCAGCTTCGCGGCCACTGCACCCGATCGAGCGGACACGAACGGAGCAACAGTTTTATCCGCCGCCCGCTCGCCAGCCAGAACGCCGAGAGCCTGGTTCACCTGACCGCGCGCAATCGCCTTCGATCCCATCCGGGCTGCGGTCGCACCAGCGGTAACGGCCCCGCCCGTCGCAAGACCGTCAGCAGCGGCTCCAATCCCACCTGCGACCACCGGCAGCAGGACGTTGGCAGAAGGATTGCTCGGATCAAAACCAGCACGGCCCGCGAGACGGAGCCAGCCTTCGAGGCCGCCCTTCTCCGCCAGTTGACCGAGTGCCTGCTTTTCTTCCGCCGAAAAGCCACGGCTTTGCTTGCCGCTCTTGAGGAGCAACGAAATCTGGTTCTTCAGAACGCCGGGCTTGTCCCCGAAGCGATCGACGAGTTGCCGCACCTTCTCGAAACGGCGATATGCTCCCCACTCCTGACGCGCCTGCTTTGCGAGTTCGCCGGTCCCGCCAAGCCCCTCAATGGCATCGTCGAGCTTGTCGATCAGGAGAAGAGCTTTTCGACCGTCAGGATTGACCTTGCCAGCGGCATCCGTCGAAGATTCGACCACATCGCTCAGCAGCTGCCGGTATTGTTGCGCACCCTCAAAACTGAGGCGTTTGTTGCGAAGAGCCATGATGTCATCCATCACGCTCAGTGTTCCTGCGTGCAGCTTGTCATTGAGAACGCCGTCGCTTTGAAGGGCGTCACTCAGCGTCTTCACGATGCCGTTCACGTCCTTCTTCCCGATGACCTCACCGGAGTCCGTCATGGCTTTATACGTCGCCTGCGACTGCGCCTTGAGGTTTTGGCCCACTTCCTGCCACTGCTCAGCTGAAGGGCCGCGAATGCCCCTTATAACGTCCCGTGCGCCCTTGACTGCGCCTTGCGCAGCCTGCCCAGCCGCGCTGATAACCGGCCCGGCTACTCCGCCAACAGCTGCGTTGACGTTGCGATTATCGCCCGTGCCGACACCTTGCAGATAGCCGGACGTTGCACCACCCACCGCACTTTGCAGCAAAGCTCGGCCACCAGAAACAGCGGCATTTGCGCCTTCACCGGCACTGCCGCCCACGTAGTTCAGCGGATTCGCTAAGGCTTCAGTCCCGTATCCGAGGATCTTACTGCCGATACCGTCACCGTATTGCGCCCGTTGCTGGTCCACGACCTCCGCAGCCGCCTTTTTGGTCGGTTCAAGGTTCGGCCGGATGGGATTTGCCACCTTGTCGAGGCCAAACATCGGAGTCGGGTCAATAATGTTGGCTAGTGTACCGATGGCACCGGCACCTGCGGCTTTAATACCAGCCAATACCGTACCGCCTACAGAACGCTCTTCTTTCTTCGGCTCCGGTGCATCAAGGAACGCATCAATGCTGTCGGTAGTACCGTTTGCGGGCTTATCGGGAGCGTCTAAGAAGGCATCAAGTTGGTCCAACTACTGCCCTAGCGCTTGCAGTTGCTTTTTCGCTTCGTCCCGGCTGATTTGACCAGCCTTGAACGCCGCCCGAATCTGCTGGGCTTGGGCATTGCTTTCCAGCCCGCCTCCGGTTGACGCACCTGCGGTTTCAAACTTCGAGTAGTCCAGCGGCTCATGGCCGTATTCGGCACGGAGTTGGTCATTCCCCACCTTTTTCAGGTCAGCCGAACGCTGGTTGATCTGTTGCAGCTCGATCAGGCGCTCACGGACAGCAGCAGTGTCGTATGGTGCAGCCAGAATGGCATCCGCCGCACGTTGCGCATCCCCTTCGGTCTGCACACCCTTGGCCAGAAGCAGGCTATCATTGACCATCTTCTTCAGATTCGCGGTGTAATTAGCCAGTGAGCGGCTTTGCGGCGTACTGTTCCCCGTTGCATTTGCCACACTAGAGGCAGCACGGTTCAACAAATCAGTGTGCAGGTTGCCGCTGTCAATGTCCGCCACGATGCCGCTGATGTTCTGGTTGGTCTGGCTTAGCGTACCAATGGCTTCCAACGCCTCGTTTTGCAGCTTCGCCACCTGAGGTGCTAACGGCTTTGGTTGTGGGTTCTCTTTTGCGTTTGCCTGCGCTTCGTAATAGCCACCTTTCGCCTTCTCACTGGAAACCTGCGCCTCTTTCAGCTTGATTTCTTGGGCGCTCAGCGCGTTCTCCTGACGCGTCTTATACCGGGCAGCATAAGCATCAGGCGCGTAGGCTTTCAGAATATCGTCCACCGGGCGGGCCGAGCCTGTTACGAGGTTGCCTTGAGCATCCCGTCCATACGGAATCAGCACATCCACCCCGTTCATGTTCGTAAAGGTCATGCTCTCGACGGGAACGCCTAGATCCTTGGAAAGTACCTTGGCCGATTGCGGATTAGAGGCAAACCAGTTGCGGAGGCCGGTGTCGTCGCCAGCCGCCGCTTGGTCCGTCGCCTGCGCAAGCTGGTTGCCCGTCATCTGCGCTTCCTGTTCGGCTGCGATGCGGTCGTAAATGTCCATCTTATGCTCTTCAAACGCGGCTTTGCGCTGGGCCAGGTCGTTCAGCCTGCTTTGCGCGTCGTCACGTTGCATCTGCGCCTTTTCGGACTTGCCCCGCGCTACCGCTCCGGTGATACCCTTGGCAATGGCTGTGAGCGGTGTGAGCTGGCCTTCCTTGAAGGAATCCGCGATCCCCTGATAACGCTCCGCTTGTCTGTCCAACACGTTGGGCGCGTTCATCGATCTTTGAAGGTCGGACAGAGAAGATAATTGCGGGAGAAGATTGGTGGCCATTATGCAAGTCTCCCGCTGTTCCAGTTGATTCTCGTACCATCGCCATACGACGCCCAGCCACCTGATGTGCCCGCCTTCGCCGAGTTGAACAGGCTAGGCAGGGCAAGGCTGGCTCCTCCTGTGAACGGAGCCGCAGCTAGAGATGTCAAAGCCGCAAGGTTGTTAAACCCTGCCTGTTGAGCATCAAACTGAGCCTTGTTGTTAGCTCCTAGTGTGGCGGCAAGCGTGTTGTTGAAGTTCTGCGTGTTCGCCTGCTGGGCAAGGCCGCTGTTGATCAGTCCGGCTGCCGAGCCTAGCTGCATGTTCGTCTGGTTGTTGAGCGCATTGCTGGCAAGGCTGTACAGACTACCCTGCTTGGACAGCTCGCTATCCCTTGCGTTTTGCTCGATCGCCGACATATCCCGGCCGAGTTGGACGCGCTGGTTTGACGTGGTGGCAAATCGTTGTGCACGGGCTTGCGTGGCCGCCGTGCTATCTGCTTGGCCGAACCGTGCGAGAGCCTTTTCCTGCTCGTTAGCTGTCGTCGCGGCAGATCGAGTGATCGTGTTGTTACCGGACTCCTCATAGTCCTTTAGGTACTGGTCGAGCCACGGAATCTTAGACCGATCGTAGTTTTCGGTCAGGTCACGGATAAAAGCGAGGGAGTCATCCCGTAGAGACTGCAACTGGTCGGCATATGCCTGGTCTTCGGCAGAAAGCGGCAGCTTGTCGCGAACCATAGCCCAAGTGCCGTCAGGCTGTTTAACCCGCTTAGTTTCCGTGTTTGCAATCTTGTCAATCTGCGTCTCGAATTGTGCCTGTTCTGGCGTCGGCGTCTGCGGGGCTTTGGGATTCAGCAGATCCATAACGGCTGTAGGCGTAAATGCCGCTCGCGTAATGCTACTAAACAACCCCACTCATCGAGACTTTCCTTGATTTTGAATATCAGCCATGGCCGAATCCTTGGCAACAGATTTCACGGGAACACCACGCACATGATGCGGTTGCTGTCCTGATAATCCACGGTGCCGGTCCCATTCAGCGTGCCGAAGTAAAAGCCATCTGTCGTGTTCGGTCTGGCGACACCGCCGACACTCGATACCCACGAGGCGATCCGGTAGTTATCGAGGGTGCAATTCACCTTATAGAGCGCGTCCGACATGGGCGTTGTGAAGCTCACGCCGTAAACCCCCGTGCTGATGCGGGTGCAACTGCTAAGGCCAGACCCCTTGAGAATGGAGCAGCCCGTAGTCGTGGTGCTGATGTAGCCGGTTGCGACCGGCAACAAGCTGGTGCTGATGATGGTCCCGCTCACCTGTAGGTTCGTTGCGGACACGTTCGTTGCGCTCACGGTGCTGGCGCTAACAGTCGTGCCAGAGATGACGTTCGTTGATGTGATCGAGGTAATCTGTCCGGCTGTGTTCACCGTCAAAATCGGCACTGAGTAGGTACCGGACACGCCGAGGTTGGCAAAACTGGTGGTATCGAGCAAACCGAACGCCGTGGAGCCGGAACCATTGGCTTTCAGCACCTGACCCGATGTAGCAGCCCCGGAACTGATGGAAGTGGAAGAAATCAGGCCCCACGAGGTCGCGGCACCGTTGTTAGTGAGGAATTTGCCGGACTGGCCGACAACCGAGGGAGCAACACGCGCTTCAAGGCTATTCAGGCCCTCAAACGCCTTGTTAATATCGCCGTCTACCTTGGCCGAGCTGATCGCCACGCCATTGGCGCGGTCAATCTGGTACTTCGTAATATTCGCAGAGTGGTTGGTCGGCGTGTAAGATCCTGCCGGACGTTCCCACGTTGCCGCATTCGCCGCGTTCGCTGCACAAAGTGCTATTGCCGCAGCCAATGTTAGTAAGTTCTTATTCACATCATCATCTCCCGATTGGTTTGATTCCTAAAAGGCTAAATTTCTTGGTGACGTTGGCTGTCACACGCAGCGCGAACGCCTCTTCACAGATGAACTTATCGGACACCGAGACATTGCTCCGGTCGGAACCCCACGGTTCAGAGTCCCACAAGCTCTCATCCCATATCGCGCCAATCCCGCTGGCGGTGACTTGCAGGCTCACCACGTTCTGCTCGTTGTAATCAATCATCCGGTCGATCTGGAATGTCGCCTCTTCCGTCTCATCCAGAAGAAGCTTGAATTGCCGATTGCCGTAACGCTTGCGTTGCGACACCCACGGCATCCACCACACCACTTCCAGCGGATTGGTATCGTCGGAATAGTCCTCGCCAATAAATGCGTCCGTTCCATTGGCGTAGGCGTAAAGCTGCTCCCCACGCGTAAGGAACAGGCGGCCATCTGACAGCGGAAGGTAGCTGCTGGCGTCTGCGAAATAGCCGGTGAATTCCGTCCAGCCTTTGGACTTCCGGTTAAGTACGTAAACCTTTACTGCCTCGTCATCGAGCTTGAAGCCGAAGTAGCCTTCACGGGCATAACCGAAGCTCCGGCCCTTCTTGTAGCTGTCTCCGTCCACCATCAGCGCCGGGAGATGAGCGCCAAACCACGCATCTTCCGTGCTGCCGATGTCATCGCGAGTCTCGATGCCATCCGTCTGCACCTGCACCGAGAGCGTCCGCGCGCCATAAGGCGACACGAACATCAGGTCATCAGGGAGACGTTGCAATAGCTTCGGATGGGCGAGGCCGATACCAAGCTTCTTCGTCGGCAGGAATCCACCGATCGTGGACGGGTCATACCCGGAATAGACGTACGTCTGGCGTCGGCCGAAGAACACCATCGCGTTGTTATAGTCGGCAATGGCAATCAGCTCGTCAAACAGCCCGGCCTTGTTCTGAAGGTTGATGTACGCAACCTCCTGCGTACCCACCACATCGCCTTCCTTCAGCCCCTGGTCAAACCATGCGTTTTCATTGTTGGCCGTCGAGGTATAGAACACCTTCATGCTCTCGGTGCCTCGGTAGACTGTCGGAAGGCTTTCTCCCCCACTCAAAGCCCACAGGATGTCGTTGGCAGTGTGGATGTAAGAGAAGGCCGGAGGTTCATCGAAATACTCGACGCTCGTAATGGCTTCGGATGACGCCGGAAACGGCGTGCCGCTGACGGTGACGGTTAGCACGTCGGCCACAAGGCTTGAGCTGGCGATAGTCGCCACGACCTCGCCTGTCGTCTCGAAGTTCACCCTGACACTGCGCCCGTCCGGGTAGTCACTGCGGGAGGATTCCGGCTTGAGGCTGAAGCTGCTAGTGGAGACCCATGTGTAATCCGTGGCGAGAAGATCCTCCACATATTCGCCAAGGTTGGTGCAGGTGGTACCGTCATAGGCGAAATTGGCGTCAATCCCGTTGTAAAAAACCAGCTTCCCATTGAACTGGGTGGCACCGAGCAATCCAAGGTCACTCAGGCCGCTTTTGATGCTGGTGTAGGTGTCCGAGCTTTCGTCATAGCGATACAGCGCGTAATCGTCTCCCAAGTGGACGGTTTCAATGACCCCGTTGCTGCGCCGGAACTCGAAGCTATCGAGGAGTGCCACGGGTGCAGCCTCCCCCTTCTTGCCTGTCCCGAATCTCGGAGATCCGGAACCAGCCTTCTTGCGGTTCGGCACATAGTTGACCAGGCGCCGGGCGTATTGGCTCGCATTGAGCAAGCTAGGCGATTCCGAGGAATTGCTCAGTGCACGCGGGAAGAGCGTGATGACGTTCGAAGCAAAGAGACCGGCGCGGGTTGCCATCAGAGTACCGCCCGCGTCCGCATGTCTTCAGCCGGGCGCTGGTTGTGCAGATAAGCAATCAGCCTGCCCTTGATTTCCTCATACCGCTGCTTCGTGAGCTGAAGCTCGGAACCCGAAAGCATATCGCGTTCATCATAAGCCAGCGTCCAAAGCGCCGCCCATTCGATCGCCTCATGGTAGACCGGAGGGATTTGGATTTCGATTTCGAGCGTCTCTGCCGTGAGCGTCACCGGCACGGGCGTGTAGCCGATCGTGAGCGTGGTGGAATTGCGCGGGTAGGTAATCAGGCCGTTCAGGATGCGGTCATAATACTGCGGATTTCCCGTGGCAGTGAGGCCGTAATCCTCTTCCTGAATAGCGTCGATCGAGCGGTTATAGAGCCGCGCGCTGTTATTGTTGTCGTCAGAGACGGACAGCACCTCATGCACGCCGTAGGTGAACAACCCTACCCCGTCTGTGATGGTCAGCGTTTGGAAGTGGCGATAGAAGGAGGGGTTTTCTACGAGGCATTCCGCCAGCAGCTCGGTATAGCCCTTGTTCAGGTAGCGCAGGATGCGGGTTTCATCATCAGCCGCGCCTGTATTGCCCACAAGGGCTTGGCTTTTGAGGTTGGCGATGATGGTTGCGACATCCACGGCGAGGGCTTTCTTTAAACTTGTGGGGCTTTACGCCGCCCCCATAGCGTTCACGGTTTGTTCTATTCAACAGCAGCCGTGTAGTGGTGGATCGTGCCGAAGGCTTGCGAAGTACCAGAGGTGTTTTCGCAAAGCTGCTTGGCGCCGGTTACCATGGAGAAGCCCGCTTGCACGATTTGACCGTGGTCGCTGTCCTCAACGGTAATAACACCACGGTTTTCCGGTGCAGCCATCTTCAAGGCGCGGTTGCCGGGGGCAAGTTCGACCTTGCCGAAGCCAACGCCGACCGCATTCACGCCCATGAGGAAGTTGTGGGCGATTTGGATACCGCTAGCACCAGCACTGGATTCCAACATCGAGTCGTTGTTGAGTTCATAGATCAGCACGCCCTCGTACTCACCGATGTAGTCGGAGCCGCCGATGAGGTCGAACTCAGGGCGATCCTTATATTTGATGAGGTCCATGAAGCCGGAGCTTGCCTTGAGGTCGCGGATAGCCAGCGGGTGAGCCACATAAATCCACTTACGAGAGCTAACGCCGTTGGCGCTTTCCACTCGATAGGGGTTCATTTTGAGACCACCAGAGACAGCTTGACGCTTGGCCTTGAGAGCCAGGGCGGCGATGTCGGTCAGCTTCAGCTTGTCATCGGTGTTGTCTACGTTGGCCTTCGCGGTAGCAGCGGTGGCGTTATAGTTCGTTTCGTCCGAGCCATAACGATAGCGCTGGGAGACGCGGCCTGCGGAGGTGTCGAGGAGAGCCGCCAGAATGATGGCTTCCATCTTTTCACCAACGGCACGCTTGAGTTCCAGCTTGTCGCTCTCGATAAGATCGAACGTCGCGCGTTGCTGGCTCATGCTTACGCCCTTGATGTCGATACCAGCACGTTGAAGATCAATCGTGATGGAGTCGGTGGTCTTGGTCAGTTGCACGGTAGCGTCATCAAGGCGGGTGTTGCCGCTAACCCATGCGGAAGACGGAACGCCTGCGCTGAAGGGGAACTTGAAGGTATCACCGGCCACCTTATCGAAGGCTTTGGTGAAGATTACGGAGTTATCATTATTCCCCATGAGGCGCTTGAAGCGGTTATCCTCTTTGTAGCCACGGAATACAGCATCAGCGACGTTTACGGGCTTGATGACTGACCCCGTAGCAATGTTTTCGGTAAAGGTCGTCATGACCTTAGACTTTCATTGATTACAGGTCTGCGTAGACACTCATTCCCGGCTGTTTCACAACAACACTGGGGGTGTTTACGCTGGTTTTAGGTTTTCGGACTTCGGTGACTCCCGTTCCTGCCTCAAGTTGAGCAATGCGCTTCTTGAGCTTGCTGATGACATTCAGGGCATTACCCTCTGTCACCAATTCGCTCAGGTCTTCGTCGGCCGTCTTGCCCTTGCTGATGATGTATTCCACCACCAAGGCATCAGGCATCTGGTCGAGCTTCGCGCGCTCTTGCGGGTCATTTTGCAGGAGAATGTTATAGTTGCGCACATACCGGTCTACGGTTTGCACGTCCCCATACTTCTCAGTCAGATACGGCAGGGCCTTGGGTGCTTGCTGGTCAAAATAGGCCAGCTTCTCGTTCACCGCGTCCCGTTCAAGGCCGTTATCGACCCAGACGTTGAATTCCTTCGGGTCAACACCTTCAATATCGGCGTCTTCCAGAAGGTTTGCGTCCTTCTGCTTCTTCAAGACACGCCGCATGGCCTCCGCCTTCCCTTTCAGGTTGGCCGATTTGTCGGTTTGCGCCTTCAAGCGAGCTTCTAGCTCCTTGATTTTCGCATCCCGCTCATCTTCCTGCGTCGTTTCAGGTTGGGTTGTCTCGGTATTAGCGGCACCGTCGCCGTCAGCCTCATCTTCCGCTACTTCTTCGGCCTCCGTCTCTTCGACGTTATCCGTTGCAAGCTGTTCAAGTTGCTGTTCGTCCATTACGCACGTCCCATTACATTGGTTATTGCGGCAGGTTGTGCCCCTGCCGGGCCTTGCGTTATCCCTTGCGGGCCTCCGCTAAGTTTTTGCATCTGTTCACGCATCTGTGCCTGCGCTTCCATCGCCTGCTGCACCCCTTGCTCCACCTCTTTGCGGATCTTGGCGTTCTTCGGGACTCCGGCGAGGTCAAGCAGGCCGGGCGTGAACCTGTCCGGCGTGATGCCAGACGTGAACAATTCAAACATTTTCAGGCGTGCCTCTTCCTGCTGGCTGGACACGTCCATCGTCTCTTCAATCGTGATGTCGTAGGTGCCCACGCGCACGTCCTGGCGGGTCACGTCCTTTCCATCAGCGCCCTTCACGCCTTCGTTGAGGCTGACGGACTTCACCACGCCGTCGTCATCGGTGATGTTGAACACCTTCTGGTCGGTAAAGGTCGCGCGGACGAGCCACAGGAGCTTGTCGGCCCAGCGGTACTTGGCGTCCAAGAACCTGTCGAACATCAGGGCGATGGTGGTTTGGGAAGCAGCCTGGCGGCGCTGGATCGCAATGCCGGACTTAGCGTTGGTCTCTACGCCCATCATCTCGTCATAGATGCCGAGGGCCTTCTGCACGTCCATATCGGCAACTTGCAGGATCTCGCGTAGGTGCTGGATACGCTGGGTGTTGTTATCGAAGTCGAAGCGCTTGCCGGGGTTCACCTCGATAATCCCGTCAGCGCGGGCAATCTCAGAAGCGACCTTGGACACCTTATCAACCGCACCCTTATCCATGACCACGCGGTTGCTGGTCGAGTGCCAGTAGATCAGTGATAGGGTGCGGTTATAGAGGTTCTGCGGATCGCGGGAGGCTCGGATGATGCCATAGGGCTTGCCGGTCAGCTCCTCACGGAACGCGACGATCGGTGTGTCTACGAAGTCACCGCGTGCCGGGTTGAGCTGGTATGGGCTTTCGAACCAGTCCAGCATGACATCGCCAGAGAAGTAGCAGGTGTAGACCTTGTAGCCCTTCTCCTCGCTGATCTCTTCACCGCGCTGACTGTTCTTCTCGGCCTCTTTACGGTCGAACGTCTGAAACACCTTCCCATCCTTGGAGGTGTAGACGTAGAACTTGGCCGGCACCCGGTAATCAAACTTGATGACGCACAGCTCGTCGAACTGCTTATCATAGTAGCTGCCGCCGTTGACTAGGCGCAGGCGCTCACCGAGCAGCGAGTAGTCGGAACCTCCAACCAGCGGCGCTCCGGAGTTAATCAGGCTGTCGATTTCTTCCGCCTTATCCTCAAAGAGGAGCTTCCACTCCTCGCGGGACTTCCAGATCATCTCTGCCGAGAAGCCCTGATTGGTCAGGTATGGCGTGCGGTCACGAACGTCCCACACCTTGTCAAACGGGCTGGGGCGGCGCTCACCGAGAACCCCGTCATCCACTTCGAAGGTGTGCCAGCCTAAACCGCCCTTCATGGCATCCACCCCCGCCTCTCCGAGGATGCGCATGGAGTGGTTCTTGTCCTGAACGAACATGGCCAGCGCAGTGAGACCTTCCGCCGTAGCGGCTTCCTCATCAGCGCCCGTGCGGCTCTTGTATGTGATGGTAGTGCGCGCCTGGATAGCCTTGGCAGCGGCGCTATTGATACGCGGAGCAATCAGGTTGTGCTGGAATGGCCGGATCTTGGCCTCGCGCATCTTTTCGAGGTCGTCCGTCGAGAGCGCCCGCCCCTCGTAATAGTCGAAGTCACGAGACGCTTCATCGTACCAATCACGGTACGTTTCGCTCTGCACGGACGCCTCAAAGACGGACTTGCACTTCTCGAATTCGGATTGGGCGTCCAGCTTTGCCAACCATGACTACTTCCGCTTGGCTACGACCATGCCGCCATCCTCAATACGAGGCTCAACGACTTCCACGGAATGATTGCCCTCAGCCTTGCGGGCGGGAATCAGCGTATATCCGCCAAGCTCCTTGCGGGCTTTTTCGAGCAGATCGGCTTTATCTTGGGATTTTGCTTTGGGCGCCTGCGGTGCAGGTTGAGTAGTCTCAGCCATGATATGCACTTTCCTTACGGTTGTAAGTAAACCACTGCTTACAACTCTTGGCAAGCACTACCACGCGGAGCGTCTGTCCATATCGACGTTGCTTTCGGTGTTGATCAGGTTGTCCAGCATCTGGCCGAACTTGCTCAGGCCATCCACCTGGTCGTCATTCGTCCCGTTGGGGAATACCAAGCACTCGCTGATGAATGGCTCGACCCACGGCTTGTTGCGCGGAACATAAATCCCTCGCGCTGACAGCCTGGCCTGAATTGGACGGGCTCGCGTGACCTTGTCCGAGGTGCTGGCGATCGGCTCCCGGTAAACGTATATGTTCCGCTCTTGCATCCGCTTCTTGATGTACGGATCGAGGCTCTTGATGATTTGCCCCTTTTCCTCGCCCCACATGACTGGCTTCCAACGGGCAGCAAGGTTCAGGAACGCCTCAACCCAAATGTCAGACGTGACGCGCTCCCGCCACAGATCCACAACGTAGATGTCTCCAGCGCGATCGTAACCAAAGACGATGTGCACCGTCCAATCGCCCTGCCCGTCTGAGACGGCATAATCGCTTGCTCCGTAATATTCGAGACCGGACGGAAGCTCGTCGTAGAACTTGAACCACTCGCGCTTGAAGTACTCCCCTTCGATCGGGGCCGGCCGCTGCTGATACTGCCCGGCAAACATATACGGGTTTGCCGCTTGCATCGCCCGCAGTTCCTCGACTGAGTGCTTGTGCGGCCAGAGAGCTTTGCCGTCATCGCTCAGCGCGGGGAGCGTGACATGGCGCACGCGCAGCCCCGTCTTCCCGGCAAGGGCATAGCCGGTCATGTCCGACTCGTGGAGCCGTTGCATAATCAGGATGATTGGGGTTTCCCGGCTGTTGCGCCGACTGATGATCGTATTGCCGAGGCGTTCGTTGACCTTGTCGCGCTCAACCTCGCTGTTCGCATCGTCAGGCTTCAGCGGGTCGTCGATAACAATAGCGCCTGCGAACTTTTTGCCAAAGCTGCCTAGAACCGTTGAACCGGCACCGAATCCCGTGATCGCCCCACCGGCCGCTGTCGCCAGAAGGCCGCCGCCTTCGTCTGTTTTCCATAGCCCCTTGGCGTCGGCATCCGGCTTGAACCCAATGTCCCAGATCTCACGGACGATCGGGTGCTTCATCAGCTCACGGGCTTGCGAGCTGTTATCGAGCGCGAGCTTGTCTGAGTAGCTGAGGTGGATGAACTTCGAGAGCGGATTCCGTGCAAAGCACCACGGAATGAAGTTTACGATGCCAAGCTCGGTTTTCCCGTAGCGCGGCGGCATGTTGAGGATCAGCAGCTCGGTCGGACCTGGTTCCCCGACGTTGCTGACGCTTTTACCGTCCACCAGATCCTGTAGCTCATTGCAGATGGTGAAGTGGTGATCATTCTGGATGAAATGGAAGCCGAAGCGGGCTTTGAAGGTATAGCGGGTGAAATCAAGCAGGCTCTCCTCAAGAACCAGCTTGCGGGCCAGGCGATCAACGCCATTCACCCATTAAAGGCTTTCCTTGAACATCCGCATGGCGTCGGCAAGGGTCACGGCATCGAGTCCGCCTGCGGGAAGCTTGTCACCCTTGGTAGTCACATCGACCTCTGACCTGTCGCCCCACTTCTTGCGGTGCATCCGGGCAGCGGCCTTCATTCTCGTCTCAATCTGAAGCTTGCGCTTATTGATCAGCTCTGTGGTGAGACCGATGGCCACAAGACCGGCCTCAGCCCGCTCCTGTACCGTAAGCTGAAGCACCTCGATACGCTCATAAAGCCGCCCATCGAGGCCAAGGAACATAACGCCGTCCGGAAGCGTGTCCGCTAATTCCACACACTCTTCCATGAACTTATCGGTGCGATGCTGGCATGCCTTTTCGTACTTCTCGGAGAAATATTCGTGTTTTGCGAGCCATGTGTAGATCGTGTCCTCACACGGCATGTCTTCCATATCGCCGATTTTACGCACGGACAGGCCGGTGATAATGCGCTCGCAGATGATGTCCGCTATTTCATCATAATAATCCGTAGGACGACCACGCCCACGCTCGGGCGTTGCTACCTCAGTCGTCTTTTTTTCCATGGCGGAATCGTCACACAGCTACTTCCCGTTAGCAATACCTATGGTAGAAGTTGCGTCTACCGTTTCACAGGGACATCGAATGATCGAGAAGGTTGGCCATATCAAGAACCCGCTCAGCATCATAGCAATCTTCGCCGGTCTCGCGGAGATAAGCGGCACCATTGTCCTCCCATTCATTCATGAGAGTAGCCAGAATAAGTACGTTTGGTTCCTGATGTTCTTCCCCACCTTCCTCGTGGGGATCTTCTTCTATGTCCTTTGGCACAAGCCTCGGGTTTTATATGCACCATCCGACTACACGGACGAAGCAAATTTCATCCGCATGATGGAGCCTGCGACCTATTCTGAAGTGTTGGCCCGTCTGGAAAATGAGGCCCAGGAAATTATTTCACAAACGCAGCCCACGACGATCGAGGGTGGCGTCGATGCCGATATCGGCCCAGAAAACGGCCCAGAAGCAGCACAGTCTCCGCTTCAAAACGAAACGGAACGACGCGAAAGAGCAATGTACCGTTATAAGCAAGCAGAAACTACTGCTTTTGCTGTTCTGGCAACGGAGTTTCCCAATATTAAAAAGAGTGTTGCCTTCAATAGGAACGGACAACGCACGGTCTTCGACGGCGTATTCGAAAGCTCCGGCAACATAACTATCTTTGAAATCAAGTTGGCCCTGAACCCCACCAAAAGTTTCATCCTAAGGCAGGCGGCAGCCTTTGCAGGGAAAGTTCGTAACGGCATTCCTGAAACCGACAAGACAATGCGCTTGATCCTTGTCATCGTGGTGTCAGATCGAATTTCTCGCGACTTCGACGCGTTTCCCCATGAGATGATTTACGACGGTCGGGCTGTGGAAGTGAGATTCATACAGGGATGAAAGACGTCTAGGGCTCTGCCCTCACGCGCATCAATCCCTCTTCCGCCCAGCTTCCTTCGTGCAGCCGGTTCCCCGCGAAGAGGGTTGACACTTGCCACCCGCATCTCGCCGCTGATGGCAGGGTTGGATGGCCCAACCTGCTTCTATTTCTTTTTACAGATGGCATGAAGGTTGTCTTGATTGCCGACACGAGCCACACGCGTCATGCATCGCGCCAAGGTGGGGTATTTCTCCACGCTCATGTACGTCTTCTTCTGATAAGGCGTACAGGTGGGCAACCATACATTGGTAACCTGAGGTAGTCTGCCGTTTACGGTGTAATAGGCGACAGGCACTGTCATGCTGACTGGTGCAGACGGGTTTGCGTAGGCGCTCGCCATAAAGCTATACACAAGGATGAGTTCGTACATCACTCCGCCCTCCATTCGCAATCCAGCCCAGCGTTTTCCACTGCCACGCAGTAGTCACCACGGCTTGTCTTGAACTCGGCGATAGTGACGCGGTAGCTGCGGTAAAGCTCAAGCTGACTTACGGGCTTGAATGGATATGGGCGTTCCTCATTGCACGCGGCCAGAAGCATGGTGCACAGTATAACCATGTACTTCATCACCCGCGCCCTTTCTGTTCTACGACTTGCTCGGGGGAGAGCGATCTCGAATTATGTTGCCTCCACATTTCTTGGAGATATCCCTTGTCAGATGGTAATCCTGCCAAACGCAGAATGTTAGCAGCACAGAAAGTGTAACAACGCTCTTCGTTTTCTCGCATATCATCGCGGGGTTGCATTGCCATACTCATAAGCCAACCTACAGACATTTGCGCCTGACGGATTTCGGCTGCGTGGAGGGCGGTGGCAAGAAACTCGGTAATATCAGCTACGACAAACTCACCGTCTGCGCTTTCGATTAGATCGAAAATGCCTGACGCAATCTCCCGCGCCTTGGTGACTTGGCCCGCATGGCAGTCACTGCACTGCGGATGGCGGCACGCCCCGCACGGGTGGTTCTTGTTCATGATGTTTACCATCCCACGACCTCCTGCCCTGGCAGGTATTCCGTCATGGCGAAGCCAATCGTCAGCCCCACGGCGCCAAGCAATATGGCGCCGGTCATCAGTAGCTGTTTCACATCAGTTGCTTTCATTGGTTTTCCGGACGTAGACGACCTTCTTCTCCAGTCCCTCCTTGTCGAGGACGCGCGCGCTGGGGCTGCGTCCACCGTTGAGGATCATGGATATCTCGCCCTCCGGCACGCCGTACTGTTCAGCGGTGGCTCGGATGCCGCCCATTCGCTTGGTCCCGGCCTTGGTTGTCTTGTGGTTTTCCTCAACCTTGCCGAAAAGGTGTTCAATGAACGCCTCACGGGTGACGACTTTCACGGTATCGAATTTCAATGTTTGGTCTTTCGTTGATTAGTTTTTTGCTGTGGCCCAAAGCGCGTAGCTAAGTCGCATTGCTCCCGTGGCAGGCCACAATATGGAAAACGGAAAAGCAATTATCGCTTGATCCACCCTGTTGCCTGTTGGCGGCGTCAACCAGTCGCTCTGAGCGAAATAGCCGTAAGATGCCAATGCGCCGAGCAGGTAGACCGCTACGACCGTTTTGACCGGAACAGCCATCACCGACCTCCCCGCACACGCTTGCGGCGGCAGTTCTTCGGATCGTCCAGCCAGTATTCTTTGACGCGGGCGCCACCCTTGGTCTTGATCCAGCGCTCTTGAAGCGGCCTGCCCTCAGCACGAAGGCGCTTTGTCACCTCTCGCACACGGCGATCGGCAGACACGGCCCCGCAGATGGCAAACGCGCTCAGGGAGGTCATGCGCTGGCCACGTTCCATTGCAGCCAGGATCTTTCCGCAGTGGGTGGTGGCGGAGAACGGGCGGAGGATATTCTGTTCATTGCCGGCCACAAGGCGCTTGATGATCCGGCCCATGGGTGTGGCGTCAGGCTGGGGAGCGATCCAGTTCAGGAGGGATTGGGCGAGGCTCATGCTGCCTCCCGAACCAGATTACTTGCGGCAAAGCTGATTGCCTCAGCGGCCTTACGGGTGGCAGCAGTTGCGTATTCAATGTCACGGTAAACATCGTCATCGAAGGAGATTATGCTCTTTGGAGACAGATCACCGGAATGCGAGCAGTCAAATCCAAACCACCACAACTTGCTGTCCGGCTCAATGTGAGAGCCTTTATTAGCGTAGGTCAGGCCCTCATGACACGGAACAAGCAGGCAGATAGGAGCGCGCCTGTTAACATCGTCAATATCCTGTCCACTAAAGAGAGCGCTCATGACACCCAGTTCTGCGATGGTCGCATTCTCGGGCGGAACACCATCAACGACAGCATCGTAATGCTTACCGAACCACGGGTGAGCTTCATCCACCCCGACGTAACCGCACCACGCACCGACCGGCCCGCGCCGTAACTCGCAGCGCAATCCCGCATGGATGAAACTTTTCTGATCAGGTTCTAAATCCCAAACACCCGCCGTAGCGAACTTCTGGGCGATAACTTCATTCATAATCCTCGCTTTCGTTAGGTTACTGGGAAACGCCGACAGCGACGGTCAGACCGATCACCAGCGCGAATACGCCGAGGAACAGGGCAGCATCAATCTTGCCTTGATGGGCGAAGTAGAAGGTCCGCGCCTTGTCCGTAAAGGACGGCTGATGGACGGGGTTGTAGGTAGTCATTGGGGTTGATCTCCTTTGTTGGTGAGAGAATCCTCACACACATATTTGCAGTTGTAAACAACTATTCATACATTTTTTAGTTGCGGCACTGTGAATGTTGGGTCACTATGCTTGTGCGTCCCAACGCAAAACCATCAACAAGGAAAGAATACTGCAATGAATACTGAACTTGAGCCGTTTGCCGTCTTGGCAATACGGGCCAAGGCTCGTTCCGATCGTCGGCGTCAGCTTGAACAGATCGGGGAGCTTGTAGCCATGATCGACCACCTGTCAGGCGAGATGGGCTCAATGGCCTTCGTCGAGGCTGTCCGGCACGCTGGCGGCTACAACATCGAGGCTGACTGCATGGCCATTGAACGCCGTCAACGCGGCATCACCACCCACTAACGAAAGCGAGGACTATGAAACCACAAAAGTCTGCAGGCAACTTCCCGCAGGTTCCCACCGGACCGCAACTCGGCATCCTCTACTCCCTAATCGACATGGGAAGCCAAGAAGGTACCTATCAAGGCAAACCGACGAAACCAAAGCGCAAGATCGCAATGCGGTTCGAACTGCACGGGGAGGACACCAAGATGGATGACGGCCGCCCCCTCTCCATCGGCAAGACCTTCACCCTCAGTTCCAGTAGCAAAGGCAGTCTGCGACCCTTCATGGAAGGCTGGCGCGGTAAAGCCTTCACTGACGAGGAGTTTGAAGCCTTCGACCTCCGGAACATGCTCGGGAAGGCTGCGATCCTGACGATTGTCGAGGATGGCGACTACCGGGTTATCAACAACGTCAGCCGTCTGATGGCGGGTATGACGGCACCGGCTCAGCATAACCCTTCGCTCTATTTCAGCCTCGACCCGGCAGAGTACGATGCGCAGGTTTTCGGCATGCTCAGTGACAAGATGAAGGAGACTATCCAGCAGTCTCCGGAATGGAAGGAGCTGAACGGCCTTCCTGCAGAAGTCCCGGCAGCTAAAACCGACGAGTACGGCTTCGATGATTTGTCGGATATTCCGTTCTAAACCCAACAGGTCGCGCTCAGAAATGGGCGCGGCCTTTTTAATGAAAGACACCTCATGACACCCGAGGAAAAGAAGCTGAAGGTCCGCGACGAGTGGATGGCGCTGGAGCAGTCGTGGTTCGACGCTCACATCAACGCCAAGGAACTACGTGAGCGGGCCGATAGAGCCCGGATGAAATACGCCGCTGTCCTGCACGACGAGATGCACGCGAAGGCGCTACAAGAACAAGGAAAAGGGAACGGAAGTGATTTGTAACGAATGCGGGCTGGAAACGAGCGTCACCGATTCTCGTAGCTCAAGCAGCGGGAATTATGTACGGCGTCGCAGAGAATGCGACAGCTGCAAGGCGCGGTTCACGACTTACGAGATGCGGATACCTGACGGCTATACCCCGGACGACATCGGCCGCCTCACATACATTAGCGAGAGCGACATGGACGTTCTTGGCCGGATTGGGAATCCCCGCCGTCTTATGAGCGTAGCTGTTCAGCGTTTTGTCCGCGAATGGGTCGAAATCAGCAAACTGATCAACCAGCCTACCTCCTAAGCCGCCTCGACCAGTTCCACCCGGCACTCGCCGGGTTTTAATTCGCCGCTCTTGTCCCATCGCTGGCGATTGTCTTCAATCTGGCAATCATCTTCCAGTACACCCCAGCGCACCAGCGTATCAGAAACCGCTTTTTCCAGATTAGCCACGTCCCTGCGCCGCCTGTCCGGGCGGCCGAAGGTATACACGGCGATGACCTCGCCTTGCAGCTTGACGATGCCTGAAGGCATGGCGGCATCCGCCTGCTTCTCCCACGCACGGTATTTGGCGGTTTTGACCCGCCCGCCGCGTGGCACGTTCATAAACAGGTGGTTGACTGAGGGAGGAAAAGGCAGAATGGCGGAGAAGGACTTCACCCCTAGATTCTGACGGGTAATCGGCCCCGCCGTCAATCTGGACGTTTATCCGACGCCGTGCATAATGCGGCCTCTGGTTGGGGCATCTTCATGAACATAACGCGTGGTCTGTTTAGGCTGTGGGTCGTTGCAAGCGGCCTCTGGGTGATTTTCGTTGGCTTCCTAAGCTACGAGGGAATCGCCAACCCGTATGTCCCCGGCAGGGCCTATTATTTCCGCAAGGACATCTCCTTTGCGCGCCAACAGGCCGATCTGGAGAAGAGCCGGGCGCAAACAGCCTGGTCGAACTACAAGATCAACACACCGGATGGCTTTACCTATTCCATGACCGGGTCATCCGGCGATGACGCTGCGAAACGTGTGCTGGCGGCGATCGGCACGATCAACTACGTCGATGAGCCGGTGGTCGTGGAGCGCTACACCGACGACTACCGCTTGCTTGAGGAAGGCGTGACCCGAGGGGTGAGCGAGGAGATTGACGTCAGCGTGCCGGATACCGTCCTGTTCGTCGGAAAGAGCGAGCCCAAGGACGTCAAAACCCGCTTAGCGAAAGAGGTTTATGAAGGGGCGTCGAAGGCCCGCGAGTTGGTAGTGAGCAAGAAACGCGCCGAGGCCATCACCGGAGCAGTCGAACTTGCGCTCGTGCCGCCCATCATCGTGTTTGTGCTGGGATATCTCCTGCTATGGATTGGGCGGGGTTTTCGCGCTCGCTGAGCATTTATATAAATCTACATACGCGCAAGCCCCTACTAAGGGGCTTGAACGGTCTTTTTCAGCTTTTCAGTCATGAACCACGCGGTTCCGATAATTTCTTGCCGCTTAGATTCGTCTAGCGTAGCCCAGATTGAGACGGACAGTATAAGATGGGCTTCTAGGTTAATACCCTCCACCTGACCTATGATATGTATTTCCTCATCCTCTTCGGCATCAAACACACGGATTTGTGACGTCATGATTACTCTCCTAAACGGTAAAGATTATTTAACCAACGATACGATAATCATCGGTTCTGTACAATTTCTTTAAGACTTCGTATGCGCCGTGTAATTGAATGAAAGCTAATGCCAGTATTTCCGTTTCATCCGCCTTGTATGTACCCATACTATCCTGCATGACAATCGAGAATTCTCTATCAATACGTTTGGCTATTACCAACGCTTCATCAGTCAGCGCTTCAGTCAGCGCTACATAACACTTATTCATATTAATTATCTCCTATTGATTCATACCTTGCAGCAGCTTCTGCCGCTCTAGCACCTGCCGTCCTACGGCCAGTCTCACGTCCGCAATAAATGAAGCCAACGACGGCATTTTCTGCTCGCCCCGAACGGCCCATCTTACCGCCTTCCGGATGGCAAACAGCGGGAACTCGCCCAGTTGCTCGCCCCATACCTCGACCTGAGCCGCCGACTTCGCGGCATCTCCGGTGTAGAGGTTGAAGGCGGCGAAGAGCTTGGCGATTTCGACGGCCAGCACCGGGCGGCGCCTGGAAGAAGGTTCGAGGATCTCAGAAAGGGATTTGAGGGCCGTCGTAACCGCCTCCCGCATCTCCGGCGTCTTCTCGGGTTGCGGAATCCGGGGAAACGGCTCCATGCCCGTTCGTGCCTTGACCTCCTGCGCCGCGAGCCACGAAGCCATGGAGGGCGGCAGTAAGTCCCCCACCAACCGCTCCGCCAGCACCGCCGCCTCGTCTGCCGTTCTGGGCGTTGCGACGACAATGGCTCCGCCACGTGGCAGGCCAATCTCCTTTGAGTCCTCCGCCGACAGCATTGCCGCTGGACCAGTAATCTTGGAAATCGTCCCATTCGAAGCTGATGCGCTTGCTGTCCCATCCGAATTGCTGGTGAGCCCACTCCCCCCATTCTGCAGGCGGGAGGCCGTCAGTGTTTGAGAGAAACTGGACAAGGCTTGTTCGAGGGTTGGCATTTCGAGAGGCTTTCGTTTTGGTCTTGGGAGATACAGAGGGAGAAGATGGGTTGTTAGAAAGGGTGGTATCTTCTGGGGGTGCAGCAGGATCACCACCCCCTAGTGAATTAGGATCACCACCTAGTGCAGCAGGATCACCACCCGGCATCGTCGGACGATAGATATTGGACGAAGCCGAACCGTTTTCACGCTGGCGGGAATCCACAGCAAGAAAGCCAGCTTTTTCGGCCTTATCGACATGTTCAATGACGCAGCGACGGCTTAGACCGCTTTCCTCAGCAATAAGAGCATAGGAGGGAAAGCAGCCTGTCCCATCTGAAGCCATGTGGCTCCAGATGGTGTAACAGACGAGCTTGGTGGTACTTTCGAGCTTTGAGGAGCGAATGGCGTGCTGCCATGAGAAGAAGCTACTCACATTTCACCTCCCCTCCGAAGAGCGGAAAAGGCTGCACGCGCTTCTGAGCAATTTCGAAATACTGTGCTTCCCGTTCGATGCCTATAAATCTCAGGCCCTCTTGGAGAGCGGCCTTTCCTGTACTTCCGCTGCCCATGAACGGGTCCAAGACCAGCCCACCCGTTGGGGTGACTAATCTGCAAAGGTAGCGCATGAGAGCCGTAGGCTTTACGGTCGGGTGGATGTTGCGAGCTTGCGAGATGCGATTGAGACCAACAGTTTGGGAGGCCCCATACGGTTCGCCTCTTCCCACAGCACTGACCGCTCCATTGCTGCGAGCATAATCCCGCAGCTCAAGATCTTGTAGTCCTTCCTCTCGGTCAGCCTTGCTGACTTTCGGGCAATAAAAAAATCGGGCCGCACTTCTTTCGAATTCTGACCGCTTGGGAAAAGGGTTTCGGCAAGCGAATTCACCGTAAATGCCGTTGGTGAGATTGCTCGGTTCGCGGCCGGAGATATCGGCTTGCTGACCGGCTGCGTTAGGAAACGCATTGACTACCTCTTCACTACCATCGTGAATCACGTTCGCGGGCCAGCGACCCTCATCTGTCCGACAAACGTCGATGTTAATCGCTCCGGTCCGATGAAGTGCAACATTGCTTTTGACCGGACCCTTGAATGGCTTCCGAGCAACAACGATGGGTTCATGAGCAGGTTTTAAAGCTGTTCCTTGGCCATTTCCGAGTTTCAAGTTTTTGGGGAAGCCACTTCCGAAGACCCACATGATCTGGTCGCGAATTTCGAAACCCGCGTCTTCGATCCCTACTGTCATCCGATGATACGTTCTAGGACTGGAAAAACTTAGCAGGTGACCACCTGGCTTTAGCACTCGAAGTGCCTTTTCAGCCCAATCTTGTGTCCATTTCTGAAAGTGAAGCATCCCGCTTGCGCTCAGATCATAAGTGCCTGCAGCAAAAGCGGCTCCATCATGCCGTGCGAACCCGTCAGTTCTTTCGGTGGTCTTTCTCAGCTTGGACTGCATGGTGCGGACGATGTCATCGCCATCCCATGCTTTTCCCATAAACGAGATCCCGTACGGAGGGTCTGTAACTACAGCGTCTACGCTGCATTCTTCAAGTTGGTCTAAAATTTCGAGACTGTCGCCTTGGATGAGGCGGGCGACTACCGATCGTGTGGAGTCCACATGCCGATGCTTTCATTCGTTTATGTCCACCGATGCGAATAAATTGGACTGGGATGCGGGCATCGGACCGCACCCCTTGCCACAACCATGAGGCGAAACAAGAATCTCGGCAAGAACTATTTCGCGATCGTATCGCGCAGACCCCAGAACAGGTTCCACCACGGGCTCGTGCGCATCTTCTGGCTATTCAGGCAAGCCTCCCGGCTCGCAAAGACGCCGCTACCGGTGGCGGTGTTCCACTCGGCGCAGCGGCCCATCTGGACGGCGTAGTGGTAATTCTCCAGCCGGATGACGGCGAGCCCCAGCCAGACATTCAGCAGCACGGACAACAGCAGCAGGATCGTTCGCATCGGTCTCTCCCTCAATGCTGGAACAATGCCTGATTCCCTTCTGCCATTCGATGCATCGTTATCCTACTCTAAACTTCTGGACGAGATTCCGGCGCTGGCCGACCATGAAGCCATGGCCAGAAAATCTGAAATCATCATGTCCGTCAGCGGGAAGAACATCACCGACCCGCTCGATAAAATCGCACACCGTGGCTATGGCTTCGCCCGCGTTTATGACGATTTCCTATCCCTCTCCTGCCACGCCTTAGCCGAGCGGGAACGGGAGTATATGGAGATCATTCGCAGCTACCCGAACGACCGCGCATTCGGTGAGCGCGAGGCTGATTACTTCAAGCAAGCTTTCCACGCATGGCAAGCAGCTTTGCAGGTCGAGTACAAGGATTATCTCGGCGAAATCTACGAGCAGCGCGTCAGCCTGGGCGAGAACGGGCAGTTTTTCACTCCAGAGCATTTATGCGAACTCATGGCTGCGATGACAGCGGAAGAGCTGAAAGATGGGCAGAGGGTCTATGACCCCGCCTGTGGTAGCGGACGGACCTTGTTGACAGCAACCCGCCGCAACCGATTGGCCTCCTTCCATGGGATCGACCTCGACCAGCGCTGCGTCAAAATGACGGCCCTGAATCTACTTTGCCGGAACGTGGACGGTTGGGTGGTATGGGGCAACACAATCTCACTCGATGCCTACGGCGGCTATGAGCTTACCCGCACTCCTTTCGGCGGCAAGATGGAGTGGTTCGGCGAAAATCGGGCGCGTGAGCTAATTACGCGCGGGCTCACAGAAAGGGTCGCAGAGCCGGTTGAGGTCGAACAGTCTCAAACTGAGGACCGAGCCGAGGTTCAGAAACCAGAGCAATATTCCCTTATGCTCTGACACCCACCGATATGCCCCTTAAAGCAATAAAGTATACTTTGACGTGTATCGCCATTCGGACTCATGATCGAGATGCATCCAACAAGGAGCAACATCATGACCGTTACACCAAACCATCTTCGGGAGGATATCGAGGACCAGTTTGAATTACCTGACATGCCGCCTCGAATGACGGCTAACCGAGCCAAGGACTTCAAGCGTCCTTGCGAGAAATGTGAACTGGCGGAATGCCGCTGCATCGGCTGGAAAGCCTTCGACGCAGCACACTGAAAGGCGGTGATCCTTATCTCCTCCTGCGGGGCCGAGGTAAACCGCCCCGATCCACCAAATGACAGTCACGACAGCCCGCCTGAGCAATTGGCCCGAGGCGACAAAGGCTCATGACCGGCCAACAAGCGGGAAAACCTCCACGCGATCCGTAATGGAGTGCGTGTTTCGCGTCCGGGTCCGTCGAGACTGCATCGAGCTACGGGCCGCTCGTAAAACGCCCGACCAGATCCACCCGTCCAGACCGGCTGGGCATCCTCCCAAGCGCCCTGTCGGTAACTCGGCCCCCTGTTCAACGGCATTGCAGGGGGCCGCTTTTTTTGGAGCAACACCCATGATTATCGAGCTTTATACAACCGGAAGCGAGCATCCTGCCATTTACGATGCTTACATTGACAAGGAGGGCAACCTATACGGCATGAACCCACCGCCTCCCGAGTTGTCCGACATGATGCAGGTCGTTATCGAGAGGGACGGCGACAAACCCAATAAGGATCAGTTCGGGTGTCTCAACTTTCTCTACCAGATTAACGGCTGTACGGCGGTGTATCTCTGGTTGGCGCGAAAAGAACCCACCCTGATGAAACTGCTACCGTCCAAGTGAAGCCCTCGAAAGGGGGCTTTTTCTTTTCTGCGACTCAGCCTCTATTACAACTTCTAGGCAGCGAGAGGCTCATATGTTCAAGAGCAAGACAGTTTTCATCGTTGGCGCAGGCGCCAGCAAGGAAGTCGGGCTACCGGTCGGTGACGAGCTGAAGAATGCCATCTCCGGCAAGCTGAACATTCGGTTTGATGACGGATACAGCCAGAGCAGCGGTGACAAAAAGATTGTCGAGGCCTTGAGGCAGATAATCAATGAACGAGGCGGCCGCGACATAAATCCGCTGTGCCAAGCCGGAAGGATCATCGCGTCGGCGATGCCTCAAGCCATTTCGATCGATAACTTCCTACATACCCACGCCAACGACGCCGATATTGTCCTGATGGGCAAGCTCGGGATTGCCGCCAGCATCCTTGAAGCCGAACGCAGTTCCAAGATTTGCGTCAAAGAAGGATTGATGAATTTCGGAGCGCACCCTCATATCTGGCATAACACATTCTGCAAGATGCTTGCCGAGAACGTCCAGTTGGGCGATCTCGAAACGATTTTTGACAATGTGGCTTTCGTTACCTTCAACTACGACCGATGCATCGAGCATTTCATCGCGCATTGGCTGGAGAACTACTTCCGCATCAGCGCGGATCACGCCCAGAACCTCACAAGAAAGCTGAAAGTCTTCCATCCCTATGGTCAGGTCGGTCGATTGCCTTGGCAGGGCGGTGGCGTCAGCGTCGGCTACGGCACCGAGCTATCATCGCGCACGCTTCCCCAAATTGCCGGTCAAATTCGCACCTTCACCGAGCGTGTCGAGGACGACGCCATGCTTGATGAAATGCGCGAATACATCGCTAATGCCGAACAGATCATTTATCTGGGCTTTTCATATGGGCAGATGAACATGGAACTGCTGACTATTCCCACCTGCAGCGTCTATAAAAGCGTCTTCGGAACCGTGATGAATATGTCTCCCCCGAATGTAAATGCGGCTCAAACCCGCGTTGTGCAATCGTTGACGGTCAATGGCAATCAATGGGCTGGACGAAGGGAGTTTGCCTCTGTTGGAGCGAACCAGTTCCTAAGCGACTACTGGTACCACTTGGTTTAATCGCACCCGGCGCTAAAGCGCCCCACCCGCTCCTCCCTTACGGGCGCAGCAGGCAGAGCCCTGTGTGCCCCTATTGAGAGTCGAGCCAGATTCTGCCCTACCTCGAATTGTGCCAAAAAGAGTCCGGCCGGAGGGGGATTCGCCGGACACCATCCTTCGCTAGATTGGGGATTCCTGCCAACTCCGGGGTTCCCATGAAGGTGACATTCCACAAAGCCGGGCCATCCGCGCCCTCTATCTATCACTTCAAGGTCACGGCAAGCCGCGTTACGCCCGGCAGGCTGCTTGAGCCGGGTACTGACACCATCGTTGTCCTCTTGGATGACGCGCGGAAGCCATACAGCGAGCGCGAGCTTGAGCTGATCGTCCGCATCATCAGCGCCCTTAGCGGGTCTCCGGTCACGTCCTATGATTACTGACGTGCCCATGCGGCTGGACTTCTACAAGCAGCATGTCAGAAGTCCCCGCTATTACGATATCCTGATGAATGCCAACGGCACGCTTGCCGTCATCAACCCCATGGCCATGAGCGGCCACAAGCTGGTGGTCGTATTGGAAAAGGGCAGTCCCGTCACACCGACACCGCACCAGATCGTGTCCATCTATGCCATGATAAGCCGGTACAGGTGGTGCGAGGTTGCCTTCTATGGGCTTGATATTTAAGATATACTAAAAATAGTTTATATTTATATTTACAACCTTAAATAGTTGTGTGAATATTCTCTCACCAACGAAAGTAATCCATCATGCGCTCCCAGCAACTCGCTGACCTCGACTTCCACAATCCCAAGGACATTTCAGAAAAGACCTTCAAGGTTTGCACCTACCAAGCCAAAGGCTCCCGCGTCTCGATTGATGATGTTCTGGACAAGTCTTTTAGGACCGAGGCAGAGGCCAAGGCCGCCGTTCTCGCTATCAAAGACTTCAAGGGCGAGGAGCTGGACGTTCTGGAATTCGATGCAGACAGCGACGAAATTTGCGTGTTCTGCGCCGAGTGGGATGATGACAATAAGCGGTACGTCGAGGCGTAG